ATACTTCATTAAGTATAGCTGTTGTAGGTGATATACTTTCACCTGAACTATCTAATTTATATTGTGCTGTATCAGAAAATAATAATAAACTTTCATTAAATCCTACAGAGTTTTTAAGTGTGTTAACTTGTGTACCTGAAGCCGCTATATCAATAGGGTCAGTATCTAATACTTGTGTAGAGGTTGTTGAAAAGTAATTAAAGAAAGAAGCATTTTCTGTTAATACTAAATTCTCTCCTGATAAAATACCTAATCTGTTTTTGTAAAATGTTACGTTGTTAACTTTTTTACCAACAAAAGTTGGATTAGGGTTAGTGTCAATATCTCCACAAGTTCTATCTGTCCAATCTAATTCTTGAAATGTAAATGTACCATTGTTGTTATTAACCAATGCGTGTGGCATTGTAGAATTATCTAAACCTACTGAAGTTGCAGGTGCTATAGTTTCATTCCATACACCAGACTTACCAGAAAAGTTAACATAGTAATCAGATAACGTATCACCTTCTTCTCCAGTAATTTTTATAATTACACCTTCTTTTCCATAAAAAGGTAACTTACTAAAATCTTGTATTTCATCTCTAATAGAATACATGGCTGTGTTACCAGAACCATCAGAGGTAGTTATAGTATAGTTAGAATTTTGGTCTGTAGGTTTTCCATAAATAACACTATCAAATGCTTCAAATGTAAAATGAGATGTAAAACCAGAATAGTTAGCTAATCCTTGTGTAGTAGATACTGAAGAGTTATTGTCAGTTCTTCTAACATTAAATCCAATACCATTAGCCGCACTGTCCCAGTGTGTACTAGAAGTTCCATACAAAAGTATATCTGTAATTTTATTTGTATCTCTAAATTTACTATCAGTAGACGCATCATTACCTGAAGGTAACTGAAAGACTACTTCTAGTTCTTGTGCCATTGATGGGTGTTTCAATGCAACTTTGTATTCTCTACCATAGTTTGTTAATTTACAAACAATTAAAAACTCTTCTACTTTAGCCGCAGACGTTGTGCTGTCAGCCGCTACTGTTGTTGCTGTGTTAGCAATGAATGTATAATCAGCAATGTTAACTAACTTAAAGTTTTCTCTAGGGTTTGTTGAAGTTAAATAACTTGAACCACTTGCAACTGTAACTGTTTTTTCATTACCTGCTAAATCAAATACTTTAACTCCACCATTGTATAAAGCTACAATGTATTGATTATCAGCATCTCTTTGTATTTGCCAAAATTTTGTTTTGTTAGAATAAATATTACTACTGTCTAATGTTGCTACAAAATCTAAAGGAGGTCTTTTAGATAGACCATCTACTAAACCATTTTGTAGATTTACTTGGTCTTCTCCCTGATTGATACCTCTTTGTGTTGGTGTCTGTTGAGACAAACCATTTAAGAAGTTAGGAATAGATTGTGAAACAACACTTCCCATAATTAGTAATGCCTTCTAGTGGGTCTATGAATTATAGAGAATGTATTGCTATCACCTTCAAGCATATTAATGTCACTCTCTTGGCTATCTGCTTGATGAAATGCCATAAGAGCTTCATTCTCATCTTGACCAATTAATTGTGTAATTTCTTTATCACCTATAAATCTAGCCGCAAATCTTCTTGCCGCTTTTAATGTAATATATTGTCTTGCGTATTCTGGTAAATCTTCAAATTGTTGTACTAAAACTAAATCAACAGATTTAGGTGCAGTAGTAAATACGTCTGTATGGTTTTCCATGTCGTATAAATAACCACTTCTAATAGTGTAATTTAAGTGTCTGAATTGAGAGTTTGCGTCAGCCTTTACGCAGTTTGAAGGTAGGGGTACTTTGCTGTCACTGTCTAAAGATAGTGATTTATAATTTGTATGTGTGTTAAAATTCCACCCTTGTGATTGAATAGACATAGATGTTTCATTAAGAATATTTTTTGCTGTACTTACGTCAACTGTAGTAGTGCCAGTAATACTATTTACTGGAGCTTCTCCGATTGTAGAGAGCATGATATTTACAGATTGTAATTCGCTTGTGGGTGTAATTTGTGTAGTCATCTATCCTTTGTGTTAAATTTTGTGTGAGAACACTGGGCGGATTGTCTGTGTTAATCTCCGCCCAATGTAAGTAAAGAGGGACTATGCCGCTTCTTTAATTCCGACTGCCGCTTCTGGTCTTAATACACCATGACCCATGCTGTATTTAGCTACCATTAACGTACCTTGTCTTCTGATGTCGTACTCTTTTTCAACAGCTAAATCCATTAGCTTAACAGTTCCGACTGCTGAAGGGTGAGATACAAGAGCAACAAAGTTTGATAGGTCAACTGCTTGAGGAGTTGAACCACCATTAGTTGCTGAACCTGCGTCCGCACCTGAAGTAACATTAGAAGCTACAAAGTGAGGAACTGGTATTAATTCAATTCCTGCAATTTTTGCAACTTTGCCTGATGCAACACCACCATTAGCACCACCACTGAAGTCAACATTGACTGCATTAGTAGCATTCGCTAATTTGTAGTATTCTTCAAGTCTCATAAAGCATTTTCTGCCTTCTGAAGGAACGTAGTTTGCATCAAGTTCTTTAGCCGCCGCAAAGATAGCATCTATCATTGCATTAGCCGCAGTAGCATCTGTAGAAGATGCGATACCTGTGTTGACTACGTTAGTTGTAGCGTCTCCACCAGTTACGTTTGCACTAGCTAGAGTTGCTTGACCAATAGTTTGTAAGATATGCTTATCTTTTTGGAAAGATAATGCTCTACCCATTTCAGTAGAGTACGCACTTCTTACGTCCCAATGGTTTTTTGCTTCTTCGATATTCGATACGAATACTGAAGATATTAAAAGGTCATTAATTGTAATAACCTTTTCGTTTGAGTTAACTGCAGAACCTAATATTTCAGCACCAACTGCGTGATACTCCGCACCAATTCTTCCCATTACTGGAAAAGATGCAGATTTGCCATTACTGATACTTCTTACCATATCAGCACCTTGTGTTTTTGAAGCTCTGTCAAATGAAGTAATTACTTCACCTGCGAATACTTTTAAAAACAGGGCATCATCACGAGTTCCACCACTATTAGCATTTCCGAATTTAACTGGATTTGCGTTTGACATGTGATTGTCTCCTTTTTTGATGTTAGTTTATAAAAGCCTCTTCAATAAGTTATTTAGTCAAGATTGTCCCTCGCAAGGGGTCAAGTTATTTGGCTAATTAAAGTTGGCAGTTGCCACGCATAAGCGTTGCACAACTATTTTTTTATGTCGTCTTTTTCTTTTTAGGAAATCCTGCTTTCATATTTTTATATGCTTTAGCGGATACCGTACTTTTACTTTTTGGTCTTGATGTGCCAGATTTTTTTCTGGCGTTCATGTTTTTATAAAGGCTCATATTATAACTCCGATTTACTTAATTTATCTTGAACCATTGCTTGATAAGCAGGGTCTTTTGAATACCTGTCATCACCCATAGCGGCTGTAACTTCAGCCCAAGATTTATAACCACCTTGTCCTGTGATTGTACCTTTACCTTCTACGAGACTTGGTTCATTACCATTAGCACCTTCAAATTTAGCTTTTAATCCTACGACTGCTAACTTTGCAGTTTCTATATCTTTAGAATTAACCGCAGTATTGTAAGCAGTCTTTTCTTGTTCAGACATATTCTCTGCCGCCCAATTAGACATCTCTGTGTAAGCATCTGCACCACCTACCATATCTTTAATAGATGTTGCTTGTTGGTCAGCGATTGCTTTTTGACCTTCAATAAACTGGTTTACATAATCTTTAGGTATACCTGCTTTTTCTAATGCTTCGTATGATTTAACATCTAGCTCACCTTTTTCATTATACTCTGTTGCAAGTTTATCCATATTTAAACCTGCACTCTCCACTGCTTTTTCCGCAATGTCTAAATCATTTTTAGCTTTTTCTTTAGGAGTATCTTCTTTAGGTGTTTCTTCTTTTGTATTGTCACCAAGTTTCTTTTCTAACTCTGAATATGACTTTGCTAAATCTTCAACACTGTTGAATTTTTCAGGTAAGCCTTCAGGTTTACTTTGTGTAACATTCTCTTCTACTGGCTTTTCGCTAGTAGTCTCTTCTTGTTTTATCTCTATTGTATCTACCATTTGTGTTTCCTTATTGTGGTTTAGTTAGATTGTTTGCGACTTGTGGGATAGCTTTCTCTGCCATTTGCATCATCTGGTCATTTTGCATTTGTTCTTCTTGTGCCGCTTGTTCTTCTGCTAGTTGCTCTTGTGATTTTAATAAACCATCTGTATCAATCCCTAAACCAATAGCGATACGTTTGATTAAATCATCAGGGTTTAATGCCTGAACAACTTGCGGATTTATCTGTGCAAGATTTCCTATCTCTGCAACAAATTCTCTTAATTTTTGTAAATCATTTCCTCTACCTAATGCTTCAATACCAGTAATAATAGTTGGCTGAACTGTACCTTTAGGTAGTTTTGGTATTTCATTCGATTGTTCCATTCTTTTCATAAGTATAGAAACTAATGGTAGTTGGAACTCTTGTGATAGTAATGAATAAATACCACCCATAGCAGTTTCTAATTGTTCTGCCATGTATCTAATTTCTTGTGCAGTAACTCTTTCTGCATCTCTTTGTATTGCTGTGTGTAGTAAGAATGCGTAAGACATTCTTTCTTCTAGTTTAGCAATACTTCTTTCTACTACTTGTAAATCATATTGTTTCTGTGCTTGTAGTACAGACACATCATCAGCCGTACCAGTAATGATGTCACCATTTCTAGTCATTGCTAAATCTTTTTTTCTAGTAACAGAGTTAGGTCTAACCATGAATACTATTTTAGATGATGCCGCCGCACTTTCTACAAGTGCTTGTGATAATCCTTCTAATGATTTTAAGTCACCAATAAATTCTTCAACATATCCTCGACCATAATCTTCATTGTCTACTCTAACCATTCTTAATGCTTGGTAAGGCATTCTTTCTTTTTTAAATGTCCCAACACTAGAAGGTATTTTAATTCCGTTTACTTCTTGGCAAACATAAAACTCATTGTCATCTAATTTGTAAATATGTGTGTATAATTCTATGTTTTCATCTGACTTATAATCTGGGTCAGAAATAACTTGCTGTGATACTTCTGTACCTAAAGATAAAATACTTGCTTTTTCACAGATAACTATTTCTAGTACATTACCTGACGCATCTCTTCTAACGACATACTGTGATAAGGGAAACACTCTCATGCTACCTTTTTTAGGCAAGTAAGTTAATACATTACCACCTACAATTAGATGTTTTAATGCTTCAAATACTGAAACTCTTAATGCTAATTGTTCAATTTTACTTGACACTTCTTTTTCTATTACAGACAAAGACTTTTCTATATCCGTCTTCATGTCTTTATTTTCTTCTAATTCTTTTTTAGCGTCACCTGTAATTGATAATCTAAAAAATGGGGAGTTAGGGGGAAGCAATAATAAAAGAAGTTTACTTGCTAAATTGTTGACACCTCTTGCACCAACTGATTGGAATGGATTGTATAAATCATCTGAAGATGTAAAACCTTCAGGTTTAATAAGTGATGGGATAGTTAATTCACTACACTCTTCTGCTCTATCTAAATAGTGTTCTCTGTCTTGTTGTAGTTTAAGATATCGTTCTTTAGCTGTATGAGCTTTCTGTAAACTACCTGCGTATTCCATTTAATTAGACTGTAGTGTTAGTAGCTATGTTTAAACCTGAAGAAGTATTTAAAGCAGAAGTACCTGACTTCTTAACTTTTTTCTTCTTAATGTTTAAATCCTGTTCATTCGCTGTAACCAACTCTGGTGCAGTTTGTTCACCCACAGTTTGTGAAGTGTTAACTGGTGTTGGAGCAGGTTCTGGAGCAGGTGGTATTTTTGGTCTTGAACCGCACATATTATTTATCCCTCTCTTTAAGTGTGTTGATAAAATTAACTACGTCCCTTTGACCTGCTTTAAAATAAATAGTTTTAGTATCATCTTTTAAATCAGGTGATTTTTCAGGGTAAACTTTGTTTAACAACTCAATAAAGTCATTAACATTTTCAGGCAGAACTAAATCTTCCATTACGTTTTTCATCTAAAAGTGTAAGGTTAGTCCCAAAGATTACCTGTGACAGTACCTTTGTTATATTCTGTGGCTCTATTCTCAAAGAAATTAGCATGTTCTACGCCATTTAATACCCAATCTAACCACGCTAATGGGTTCTCTTTGACACCATAATTAGGTTTTAAAGATAACTGAAGTAGTCTTCTATCTGCTATGTATCTAATATACTCTTTAACTTCTTCAGCTTTTAATCCTCTAATACCACCCATAGAAAAAGCTAAATCAATAAACTTATCTTC